TTTTTATGTAGGTCAAACAGTAACTATTACTGGTAATGGCGCACCACATAACGGGTCTAAAGCGATTACTGGTATGAGCGATACATCTATTACTTATGCGGTGACAGGTTCCCCAACAGCACAGCCCCGACATACAGTTACACCTTTTGGACAAGTTGCAGTTGTGGCAACAGTTGATTACACGACCGACACAGCAATTCAGAACGCAGCTTTGATGATATCTGTTGAAATCTGGCAAGCGCGTACAGCCACCCTTTCAGGCAGTAACGCAGTCGATTTCCAGCCAAGCCCTTACCGAATGAGCGCACAGCTTCTCGCTAAGGTGCGAGGATTGATAGCCCACGCACTAGACCCACGCTCGATGGTGGGATAATGCCAGTTGCAATTACCACACTTAGAACGACACTTGCCACAGCTCTAGTCGATAACACAAAATGGCAGACCTTCGCATTTCCACCTGCCACAGTCTTGGCTAACTCAGTCATTGTTTCACCCGATGATCCATACATCACGCCAACTAATAATCAGCATATTGGCATTAGTCCAATGGCATCCTTCAAGCTGGTAATTGTCGCGCCCCTTTTCGATAACGAGGGCAACCTCAATGGTATAGAAGATTTCGTATGTGGCGTGTTCGCCAAACTTGCTGCATCTTCTTTGACCTATAATGTAAGCGCAGTCAGTGCGCCTAGTGTTCTCAATGCTGCTTCGGGAGACCTACTCAGTTGCGAGATGTCCGTTCAAATCCTTACGAGTTGGAGTTAATATGTCCGAGTGGGAACAAGAAAACGAAGCCTTCCTGAAAAAAATCGGGCAGGTTAGCACACCAGCACCAAAGCCAGCATCTACTAAGAAAGACGAGGAATAATCCAAATGGCTGTATTTCTAAATAATAATGTCGGCGTGAAGATTAATTCTGTTGATCTTAGCGACCATGTAACAGCAGTAACAATCAATCGTTCATTCGATGAGCTAGAAGTCACTGCAATGGGTGACACAGCACACAAGTTCGTTAAGGGCTTGGAAGCATCGAGTGTCACTATTGACTTCCTTAATGACACAGCTTCAGCGAATGTCCTTGCAACACTTCAAGCTGCATGGGGAACAACAGTTACAGCTGTATTCCTACAGACAAAGGGAACAGCAGTTTCTGCTACAAACCCTTTATACACTGTTTCTCTATTAGTTAATAACACTACCGATATTAACGGTGCTGTTGCTGACATTGGAACTCAGTCGATTACATTTACTGCCAATTCAACGATTGCAGTAGCATCAACAGGTTCATTCTAAACAATTAGATAAAGGGGCTAACCATGGCAAAACTTAAGATAGTTCGAACAGATGGAAGCGTAGTTGAGGGTGAGATTACTCCAGCAGTGGAGTATGCATTCGAGCAATACGCTAAAAAGGGCTTCCATAAGGCTTTTCGTGATGACGAGAAGCAATCGGATGTCTATTGGATTGCATGGGAAGTTCTACGCCGTACGGGTGAAACGGTTAAGCCATTCGGGGTTGAGTTTATCGAGACACTTAAAAATGTTGAGGTACTAGACTCAGACCCTTTAGCTTAAAGCGCGATCAACCATTCACTTACCTTATTGCTAGGCTAAGCATAAGGTTGGGGATTGCGCCACAACAGATATTAGATTTAGACCCAATAATGCTTCAAGCCTTGTTGCAGGGTCTTAAAGATGAAGCAAAGGAGATAAGCGATGCCAACAGAAGTAAAGGGCGCACTCGCACTCCGTAAGGCGCTTAAAAACTTTGCTCCAGATTTAGCTAAGGAAACTCAAAAAGAATTAGGTAATCTTCTTAGGCCGATTACTAACAAGGCTAGAGGATTTATACCATCACAAGCTCCTATAAGTGGCTGGGCTAGAAATAGTTCAACTATTTGGGGTACTGATCGTAGATGGAGTTCAGGAAAAGCAAAGCGTTATATTGGCTTTAAGACCACTCCGTCAAAGCCCAATCGCCAAGGTTTTAGAGCTTTAGCTCGCATTGTTAATGCTTCTGCTGCTGGTGCAATCTATGAGACTGCTGGACGCAAGAATCCTCAAGGACGCGAACAAGCTCCTATGGCTAAAGTTGTGCGCGAGAGCCAAGCCAATTATGGCAAGATGATTCGCTCTGGAACTAAAGAACAATCAAGAAGCAATAACCCTCAAGCTGGCGCACAATTTATTGAAGCTATGAATCAATTTGGCCCAATAGTAGATGCCAATAATCAGACTGGTGCTGGTCGTAGGTCACGCAAGATGAAGGGTCGAGCAATCTTTCGCGCATGGGCTGAAGATGGCGGTAAAACAAACGCAGCAATTATTAAGGCTATTGAGAACTCTAAAGTAAAGTTCTATGACGCTATGGGAGTTAAATAATGGCAGTTGATCCATCAGTAGTCATTAACTTAGCAGCTGAATACACTGGTAATAAAGCCTTTAAGCAAGCCGATACTGCTGTAGGAAAACTCAATAGCAATGTGAAGAAACTTGCAGGCACATTTGGAATTGCATTTGGCGCAACTGCATTAGTTCAATTTAGCAAGACAGCAGTAAAAGCTTTTGCAGCGGATGAATCAGCAGCTCTGAGACTTAACCGAGCAGTGGAGAATCTAGGCCTTGGCTTTGCTAACCCTGCCATTGCTGACTACATTGACAAGTTAGAAACTTCAGCGGCAATTGCGGACGACATTCTCCGTCCAGCGTTTCAAGGTTTGCTTACTATTACTGGCTCATTGACCCAATCCCAGAAACTCCTTAATGATGCAATTACTATTAGCCGAGCGTCTGGCATTGATCTAGCCACAGTCACACAGGATTTGGGTAAGGGTTATGTTGGAGTTACTAGAGGTCTAGTCAAATACAACTCAGGTTTGACAAAGGCTGAACTTGCGACATTGTCATTCAACGAAATCTTGTCAGTTATCTTAAAGAAATCAGCTGGAGCAGCAGAAGATTACCTAACTACAACTTCTTACAAAATGGATGTCTTAAGTACTGCAACAGGAAAAGCTAATGAACTTATTGGTAAAGGGTTTGTTGATGCTTTATCTCGCGCAGGCGGTGGAACAGAAGCCAGCGATGCCACAATCTTTTTAGAAACACTTGCAGGGTTATTTAATAAGGTAACACTTGCGGCAGGTACTAGCGTAGGCGCGATTCCTACTCTTGCTCAGAACCTTAAAAAACTTGGTAAAGATATATTCATGGGTTTCGCAGGTAAGCAGGTAGGTGTCAATTTAAGCACACCCTCTACAAAGCCTATCCAATCTGGCTCTAACCTTAGTAAGTCAACAGCAACTGCTCAAAACAAGATTGCAAAAGATACCCTTAAGATAAGTGCTGCACAATTAAAACTGGCTAAAGCTAAATCAATCTTTGACCTGCAGAAGATACAGATTGAAGCTGCCCTTAAGGGTAAGATTTCAGAAGAAGATCGTATTCGTCTAAAGCTTATGCAGGCTATCCAAGATGAAAACATTAGCCAGATTGACACTTATACAAAAGCCCTCAGTGAAGTCCAAGCCAAAGTAACCATGCTTCAAACTACTTTATCTGAGGTTTATTCTATGGATGTGGGTAATCCATTCATCGCATGGGAGATTGGCCTAGATGGAGTTAAGCGGGCTTTAATTGAAGTTAATGGTCAATCCATTTCATTGACTAACACCATTGCTCAAAACTCTTTAGCTGCTGGATTAGCAGGCGGTGCATCTTTTGCTCAGGCTTTGTCAGGTGCAAGATACGCAGCTCAAGCAGCAGCTGCTGCTGGAATAAGTGGCGCTACAGGTATGATGCCTCAAGTACCTACAGCTGGTAGTGGTGGTACTGCTGGTTCAACAGCAGGTGTCACTATTAACACAACAGTTCAAGGTTCCGTAATTGCTCAAAATGACCTCAACCAAGCCATTAACGATGCCCTTGCCGCTTCAGGATGGGCTGGTTCAGCTATTGGATATGGCCGTCAGGCAGTTATTACGGCGGTCTAATGGCACTTCCAGCAACCCTTACAGTATCCATTAACTTTGCTAATGGCCCTGCCTATGGAATACCCCTTACCTTAGATGATCCTGCTAAAGGCATTTTGGGTACAAATGTATTAGCAGATAATGCATCTTTGGTCATTGACTATTCGACCTCGACTACTAACATTGCTATTCGCAGAGGTCGCAACTTGCTTCAAGATACTTATGATGCTGGTCAAGCAACGGTTCGAATCCTTGACCCTAATGGTGATTTCAATCCTCAGAATACATCCTCTCCAATTTATGGCTATCTTCAACCAGCTAGAAAACTTCGCATCTCAGCCAATTATGGCGGTACTGATTATTATCTCTTTTCAGGATATACAGCAGAATATCGCTATACCTATCCTCAAGGCCAAGAGACTGCATATGTCACCATCACGGCCTTTGATGCTTTTAAGATATTTAACACTTCAGCAATCACCACAGTAACTGGCGCAGTAGCAGGTGAAACTACTGGCACTCGCATTGGCAGAATTCTAGACACGATTAACTGGCCTGCAACTATGCGAGATATTGACACAGGACAGACAACCTGCCAAGCCGATCCTGCAAGTTCTAGAGCAGCTCTTACAGCCCTCAAAACGGTTGAATTGACCGAGTACGGCGCATTTTATTGTGACCCTGCTGGAAACGCTGTATTTCAGTCAAGAGATTTTACAACAGCATCTATTGCTGGCACTCCAACAGTCTTTAATCAGACTGGTACAGGTATTCCTTATGCCAATGTAAAGTTCGCCTTTGATGACAAGCTTGTCTATAACCAAGCCAACATCCAGCGTACAGGCGGTACTACTCAAACTGCCAGCGATGCCACTTCCATTGATACATATTTTTTGCACTCATATACTCAGCAGAACTTGCTCATGGAGACTGATGCGGTAGCTCTGGACTTTGCTAAGGCTTATGTAGCTTCTCGCAAGGACACCAGCATCCGCATTGATGCACTGACCCTCGATCTTATGACTGCCAACTATTCTGCTGGAGTAATAGCAGGAATTAGCCTTGATTACTTTGACCCAGTCACAATCACCAATACAACCGATAGCGGATCAACGATAACCAAGACCTTACAGGTACAGGGAGTAAGTCACGACATTACCCCTAATTCTTGGATTACGACTTTCATAACCATGGAGCCAATAATCGATGGTTTCATACTCGACTCGACATTATACGGTATCCTTGGGACATCCGTATTTAGCTACTAGAAGGAGCAGATAATGGCAGCAGGCTGGCCTACGAAGGCTAACTACGCGACAGGCGATGTCCTAAGCGCGACAAACATGAACGACCTCTCGGGAACGGTTAATCTTATTAACCCTACTGCTAAAGGTGATTTATATGCAGGCTCAGCAGCAAACACTTACACCAAGCTTGCGGTGGGCGCAAACGCAACAGTCCTCACAGCTGATTCAACAACAGCAACTGGATTGAAATGGGCTGCTGCTGCTGGTGGTTCAAGTTCTTGGGTCAAAATTGTTCAAACCTCAATGAGTGCAGTAACAAGTCAGACTTTTGATAACTGTTTCAGTGCTACTTACAGAAATTATGTAATAAATCTGGATCAAATGTACGGAAGTACTTCAACCGCAGATTTACAGTATCAAGCTAGAACATCCGCACCTGCAACAATTTCAACTAACTATTATGGTGGAAACCTAGTATTACAATATAACAGCGCAACTCCAACAAATCTTAATTTTAGTAATGCATCTGCTATAACTATTAGCCAAGATATTGGTAACTCAACACTTAAAGCGAGTGGGATTTTATTTGTGCAGGTAAACTCAAGTGTAGGAACAAATGTGCAAGGCTTTTATACAAATGGAGATAGTGGTTCAGCGTTCAGTCCAAATTGTGCAAGCAATGGTACAGGCGGAACCGCTGGATTTATTTTATCCGTATCGACTGGAACAATGACTGGTCGAGTAACAGTATATGGAGTAACTGAATAATGACAAAAATTGGAATAATAGATGTAGCCAATGGCACTAATGAAGTACGAGATATGACGGCTGCTGAATTGGCTGAATACAACGCTTTAGTTAATGATGTAGAAACTAAAAAGACTACATTAAAAGCACAAAAAGAAGCAGCAGAAGCAGCACTAATTACATCGCTAGGCATTACAAGAGAACAGGCAATTACTCTTGGATTAATTCGAGTCGATTATGTAAAGCCATCTATATCAAGTGAAGCCTAAACTTTCTAAAGCTGCTATCCAATTACGGGAACAGTTAGATGATGCATACCCAAGTCGTGACCGCACATCGGATGGCTGGATCGGTGATACCCGACATGCATCTCGCCCTAGCGATCATAATCCCGATGCTACTGGCTGGGTTCGTGCCATCGATGTTGATCGTGATGTCAGTGGTCGGAGCAAGCCAGACCTCATGCCAGATATTGCAGATCAGATTCGTCTCCTATGCAAGTCTAAAAGAGAAAAGCGCATTACCTACATTATCTTTGATGGTCGTATCGCCTCAAGCAAGAAGGCTTGGGAGTGGCGAACATACGAGGGCTCAAACAAACACAACCACCACTGTCATATCTCGTTTTCGCAAGAAGCTGACAATGATGGTTCTTTTTTTCAAATACCTATGTTAGGAGCCAGTAATGAATGAACTAAAGACAGCAGCAGGTTCTTGGGCTAGAGCCTTTTTAGTAGCAGTAATCTCAATGGCAGCAGCTGGAGTGACTGAGCCTAAAGCTCTTATTGCAGCAGGCGTGGCCTCAATCCTTCCACCAGTTTTGCGCTACCTCAATGTTAATGACCCTGCTATGGGAATTAAGAAGTGACACAATCTGACTTCTACACGCTATACCTAGCGACACTGGCAATAGTCGGCGGCCTTGCTGGTTATGTAATTACACACTTGTTGTCTGAGATTAAAAGACTCAACACGCGAGTCGATGAAATCTACAACATCTTACTAGACAGGTAACATTCTGGTATGGCAAGAAAAGCAACTAAGGCATTAGAGGAACAAGGCTACTCAAAGCTAGATGCTTATTGCATTGGGCTTTATGAGTATTTCTGTAGTCTTAAAAGAGCAGGCTTCAAAGAAGATGTAGCCATGTTTATGATTACTGAACCTAATGCCTACCCTGCATGGATATTGCCTAACCCTGTCGATCCAGAGAAGTTCGGCAACTACGAAGATGAGGACGATGACTAAAGCCCGCTATCTTGTTATATCGGATTTACAAATCCCATACCATCATGAGCAAGCTGTTAAG